ATCTTGCCAGTGCGTTTCAGTATATTCAGCCTACTTGCCGGGATTGCACTCTGCACGTCCCTCGGCGTTTGTGGAAGGTGCAGGATTCGAACCTGCGATGGGAACAGAATCTTTTATTTTTGCCTTCGACCACTCAGCCAACCTTCCTGTTTTGTATGTTGCTATGGCATAGCAACAATCACCTCTCCATCCTCAACTCCTTGATTCTCCCGTCCGCTATCCACTGCTTAATCTCATTCAGAGGGTACAACCATTCCCTGGATGCAACATGTCGACCGTTCTCGTCCCACTCCACTCGGGTGCGGTTAAACATCTGGCCATGATCCTTCAAGAATCGTGGCGTCAACGTTCCGACATGCTGACACAGCACTTCAGCAGTCACCCATCGTTCATTGATGGTTGTCATGGCCTTCCATACCGTCGCCAACACCTTTGCCTCCAGTTGTGTTTGTGTCATAGTGTTTCTTTTAGTTAGTTTTTCTTGCCACTGTGCATCGCGTTTTTCCGCGAGGTCATTTCGTTCTCTTGAATGCAATAGTTAGCGGTTCTGCCACCTTGATGCGCTCGAACTCATAATGGTCGAACTTCTTCACGTCCTGAGCAGCAACACGAGCAGATTCCACAGCTCGCTCATCGGGGAGTGTGAACACTCCCGTCTCGCCAACTTTTAGGCTCTTCCAGTCGTTTCTGCCAACTTTTTCCTTAATCATACTTTCTTAATTTTACTTAATAGTTTACTTACATTTGAACAACTTGGCAGAAAAAGCCGTATATTTGCAATCCGACACCCTCGCAAAGTGTTCGCAAATATGGCGGTTATCCGCTTTCGCTAAGACGGCATCCCGTCTGACGGCTATTTTCTTGCCTCGTTGTAACAATACTTACTTACTTTCGGGTGCAAATATAAAAAGAAAAAATGACACGACATGCAAATGTAGGCTAATTTATGTAGTTATTTAAGTAATTTTAAGAGAAAACGTACTAATTTGGGTTAATCTATGGCCGATACAAGAGAAAAGTTCCGTGAAATGTTGAACGACATAGCTGCCACAGACGGCATTACCAAGTTCAACCAACTGGCAGAAATGACTGGTATTAACGCCGTCACCTTCACGCGTATAAAAAATAATGAGATAAAGAGCGTCAGCGTCGAAACGTTCAATAAACTCAACGCCGCTTTTGGCAAGCGCTACAACCTTCGCTGGTTCCAAGGTGACAGCGAATACATGACCGTCCAAGAAATACTCGAAGCTAAAGACAAAACACCCATCTCACAACTTCAGCCAGACATGTCAGCCGAAATCATTGCATCATTGAAGCGTGAAATGGCTGCAAAAGAAGAATCATTCCGCCTTCAGCTTGCCGCAAAAGATGAAATTATTGCACGCACAGACCAGCAACTCGCCGACAAAGACCGCATCATTGAGCAGAGTGAACAGACCATCAAAGCCCTTCAAGACCAAATCTTCGACCTCCGCCACATACTCGCCCAGAAGATGACCAAGGAAGAACTCTCCGACTACCCTTTTATTGTCGGAGTTGCTGACGATCACAAGAAATCACGTAAACGAATATAATATAACACTATGTCAATATTCATTTTCTTTATAATCATTGTGGCTGGAATAATACTTTTCGCTTTTGCAAGCAAAAGCACCAAAGCTGACGATAAACGACCGTCTCAGCAAACTGTACAAAAACAATCTCAATCACTGAGACCAAAAATTATAATCGAAAGCGGAACATCAAATGCGCCAGTCCAAGAATTGAAGTATTTTTGTATTAAGGACAAAGGCTACCATGTTACGGTATGGCCAAAGGACTACAACCATTTTGATATGGTAAGATTTAATATAGCAGGCATTGAGTATCGTAGCAACCTTGACAGCTACCTTGGAGAGTTTGTTGGTACCTTTGAGGCAGAACCTACCAACAATTATGACCCAAATGCCATCAAGATACTCGCTCCTGACGGACATCATGTCGGCTACGTCCCAAAAGACATGACAGCTGAAGTGCGCAAAGTCACCAATCTTCCATGCCCCTGCTTCTTCTACATCGGAAAGAGAAATGGTATCTACTTCTCCGACTGTTATATTCCGCTCAAAAATTAACCAATGTTTCCCCACTTCAAAACATGAAACATCAGCAAGCCTTTATAAACATAGACAAATATACAATTTTCCATGTAACCCCAACGGGGTCACGAATGAAGAACGGTGGATGTTGCTTTAAATGGGCGCATCCACCGTAAACACAGAGGGAACCGCTATAAATAGAGAGTCAAGAGAAAATACAATAAAGGACATTAAAAGACATTAAAATGGGAAATGTTTCCCCAACTGTTACCCCACCCCGAAAATGGTGGGGAAACAAAATAAATATATGACCCACACGGTCATGAGTTTTAACCCTAACAAGTTTTAATTATGAAATATACAAATGCAATAGTATGGGACCATCGCGGGCGTGTGAAGCCTGGCGGTATGGGTCAGGTGGAGGTGCGCATCACTATCAATAGAAAGCATTACCACTTCGGGACGGGCGTGAAGTGCCACAAGTCTGAACTGGTGGCGGGGCAGATTATCAACTGCCCTGGTGCTGATGAGTTGAACAAACGCGTCGCTATAATATATAGCAAGGTACTCGCGTGCGTGAATGAGGCGATTGACGGCAGTGGTGTGATTGATACTGAAGCTATTCGTCAGCAGGTGTGGAAGCAGATAGAGGTGCATAGTGATGAGCCGACGTTCCTGAATTGGATTGAAAGCCAAATACCGAAGCTGGACGTGAAGGAAGGTACACGCAAGCATTATGATACGCTGCTACTTCGGCTGACAGAATATAACAAAATACGACGCTGGCAGGATGTGACGGTGGAGAATATTGTTAATTTCGACTATTGGCTGCATCAGTTGAAAGGCAAAGCCAATGATGAAGGTGCAAAAGCTTATGGCAGGATTGCCAACGGACTGAGCGATGGAACAATATGGGATTATCACAAAAACCTGAAGTCGATGCTGAATCGTGCATATAAGTTTGGCAGAATAGACCGCAACCCGTATGAGATGCTGCAAGGCCAGTTCTCGCGTGGCTATAAGGAGAATGTGGAATATCTGACGGAAGACGAAATGAAAACCATCATGGGGCTGACAATATCAAAAGGCTCGATGCTTGATATGTGCCGCGACTTATTCGTTTTCCAGATGTGGACTGGTCTCTCATACTCTGACTCTGAAGCATTCGACATTACGGAATATAAGAAGGTCAAAGGCAAGTGGATCAACACCGGCGAACGTATCAAGACGGGCGTGCCTTATATCAGTCAGCTATTGCCTCCAGTGGTCGATGTACTGAAGAAACACGACTGGAAGACTCCTCAGATTGAAAACGCTGTGTACAACCGCATGCTGAAGGCGATTGGTGAAATGGCTCAGATTAAGACGCGCCTGCACTCTCATTTGGCCCGCCACACGTTTGCTACCTACATGCTGAGCAACGAAGTTCCCATCGAACGTGTCGGGAAGATGTTGGGGCAAAAGAATGTCAAGACCACCCAACGATATGCGAAGGTGCTGGCTCGGGACGTGCACGACGAATTTGACAAAGTGGCAAAGAAATTCAATAAGAAGAAATAAAAAGACACCGAGGCTATTCCGTCTCGGTGTCTTGATTCAGTTTTGCATTTTCCTGTCGCATCATTTCGCGCAGTCGCTCCACTTCTTCGCTGGTAGGCTGGTCGTCGCGGTCAACTATCATCTTTTCCCATGGGAATTTGATTAAGTCGGTATCGCGATAGATACCTGCCTTGCGTAGGTCGGCCATTGATGACATGACGAAGAAAGCATTCAGTCGTGCACTTTCCCATGCCGTCCTGGCACGTAGGCGATAGCCTTTGATGATGGATCGGATTTCCCACAGCCGGAGGTCGTACAGGAACTCATGCCTGTCGTAACCAATCTCGCCCACGAACAGCTGATACGTTTCGTGGGCGGATGTTAGTTTTTTGGCTGTTCCTCATTCACGTCAGGCTGTTCTTCCTTGGCTTCTGCGTCTGCAATAACCTTCGGGATTTGCAACCATTCCATCATGGTCTCTGTGACGGCATTTTTCAGTTCGCCGATTTCCTTGACACTGGCATTCTTCAGGAGGTACTCCATTGTGATGCCGGTATCAGGATTGGCTGCAACGATAGCTGCCATGCACAGGGCCATTGTATTCTTCATCTTGCTTAACGACTCGATGTTGAATGGTTCGCCTGCGACTTCTTCGTAGGCGATTTCGACTGCCATGTTGAACTGGATGTCGATTTCCTCGTTTGATATTTTAACTTTCATAGTTCAGAGAGGGTTTATACGTTGTACGTGATTTCTGCAATCATAGTCGTTGTTGAACTGTTGATGTTCGTCAGATTCCACCGAAGCGGGTTGTCTGAGTCTTTGACTAACGTAAATAGGCTTGTCGAGTTCTTCTTGACAATGATGTTGTAATTGTCTGTTTCGAGAACCAATTCATTTCCGACGCTATCGACGATAACCATATTATCCTGAATGTCGGTGGCGTCTACTTCGTCCGAGAATAATAGATAGTCAGATGTGCTCAGGTATTTAATGCCATACGGCAATGGAAAACTCGTATCTACGCTGACAAACTGAAGGTCCCCTACACCTATCAGTTTTATGCTTGCTACAGCGTTCTGACGGTTCTGTGCCGTTATATTAATGTCATTGATGACGGCTCTACCTTTCAGCAGACTCCTAACCTTTCCTCGGTTGTTGGTGCCGCCGGTCATTTCAAGACTAACTTCAAAAATAGTCTTATCATCCATAGCGGTTTCAAGGCCACTCAGTAGCCATCCTCCACCTCCAGCCGGGTCTTCAACGGCTACTAATTGGTCGGTACTGCAATCCCATGACATACCAACGATTTCATTTCTCTGCCACCCATCTTCGGTGTCCTTCGTTGAAGACTCGCTGGTCTGCATAGCGCAGTGTAATGTGCACTGGGTGGCTGCTGCCACACAGTCGATACCAAGACGCAATCTGAGGTTTTGTCCTTTTATTGTTGCCATAATTTTGTTGTTTTAAAGTTAAAAACCCCGGCGCGACCTGCGCCGTGCCGAGGCTTACCAATACCATGAAAAACACACTCTAAACCTTATGCCAAAGGACCGTTGCCGATGAACTTGGCTGTAATAGTCGAGTTCTGACGGTTGGCTGCTGTAACTTGCAGGTCTTGCAACCAGCACTTGCCTGACTTCTTGATAGCCGAGTTCGTGCCTGTGCGATTGTTGGTGCCGTTGGTTACGTCGAACTTCAGGAACAACGGAGTCTTGTTGATCATTGCTGAGAACAAGTCCGTAGGCAGTTCACCACCAGAGCCGTTGTCAGTCAGAGTTACCAAAGAATCGGTCTGAGCGTCCCATGATAGTCCTGTGACTTCATTCTCTGCCCAATCCCCTTCGCTATCTTTGGTCGAGCTGTCCTGAGTCTCAGCTGCAACGTGGAATTGGCAGCTGGTCGCCATTGCTATACACTTTTCCGAGCCGGAGGCTGTGCCTACCATCACTCGAAGATTCTGGCCTTTAATTGTACCCATAATCGTTATCTGTTTGTGTCACATTCGTAGTATAGAGCCTGATACACGCATGGCTTGTCCTTGTCGTATTCCACACCACTTGCACGGAAGTGCCAGTCGAGTGGCGTCAGTTCTGCGCCGTCCTCGTCGCTCTCCTCCATCGCGTAGAGGTATTCGCGACATTGTTTGCGAACAGCCTCAGTCATGTCGGCAAGTGCTTCCCTATCCTTCGCCACGCAAAGAATGGTGATGACCACCTGGTCAGTCATACCCTCAACGTCATCCTTCGTTTCGGACTGATTGTCTACTTCGTCCAAGGTGATGGTAATATACGGGATGCGGTCTTCTTTCTCGTCAGCAGTAGTGCGAGCTGGATTGAAAATGCGTCCACCTATGGCCTTCATGATGGCGGTGTCTGCTTTCAGTGCGCGATAGAAGAACTTGTCGGTACTCAGACTCATGGCTACGTTTGTGACTTGTTAATACTTCGTTTTAATTATCCTTTCTTTCTTTGGGGAAGTGGCGGGCTGACAGCCTTTGCTCGTGCATCAGAGCACCCCGCCACTTATGAACTATGAAAGTTTCCCACAGAGAAGAGTTGAGAGAGAGAGAGAGAGAGAGATTAGCCGCCGATCTCGTTAGAAGATGCGGGCTCGATGAG